GTGCGCCGCGTGCGCTTGTTCTTGGCCTTGATCGCCGGACGCCCCGCGCGTGTTCCGTTGCCTGTGCCGACCTGCGTTTGTACTCCGCTCATTGTTCATTCTCCGTGTGAAGCCGGCGCCGTCGATATCACTTGTCTAGATGTGTGTGAAGGACCGTATGGATGAGCGACTTCAAGCGCACCCTCTGCATCGACTTCGACGGCGTGATCCACTCCTACGAGCGCGGCTGGCAGGGCGGGGAGATTTACGGGACCGTTACCCCTGGCTTCTGCGATTGGGCCGAGGCCGCCAAGTCTCAGTTCAAGCTGGTGATCTATTCGTCCCGGTCGAAAACGGAAGCCGGTCGGACGGCCATGTTCGACTGGCTCGTGGCTGAGATATTCCAGTGGGCGGAGGCGCAGGAAGGCGGTTCAACCTTGTCGGCGAACGACTTTGAGTTTGCTCACGAGAAGCCGGCGGCATGGCTGACGATCGATGACCGCTGCATCCGGTTCGAGGGCCGATGGGACTGGCTGCGGCCGGAAGTTCTGCTCGACTTCAAGCCGTGGAACGCGCCCCAATGAGCGCAACCGTCCCGCCGCCTGCCATGCCGGACGCCCCGGCCGAGCCGATATGGGCCAAGCCGATCATCTCCGGGTTCGCGCTCGGGATTTTCGTGCTGGCCTACGCCGTCGCCTATCTGCTGAAGGACGAAAAGAGCCTGTTGCTCATGTCCGGCGCGGCCATCGGCCTGGCGCAGCAAGTGGTGGGCTATTGGGTCGGCAGCTCGGCATCGAGTACACGGAAGGACGCGACAATCGCCGCCGTCGCCGGCGTCGCAACAGTGAAAGCACCGCCGCCATGAGCATGCATCCGACCACGTTCGAGTACCTGAAACCGACCGATGGACAGATGGAATCGATGGCCAGGGTCCGGGCCGCCTTCGTCGTGCTCGGTGGTGCGATCGCCGCCGACGTGCCGAACGGGCCGGATCGCACCTACCTGGAGCGCAAGCTGCGTGAGTGCGGCATGTGGTGTAATGTCGCCATCACGCGAAACCCCGACGGAAGCCCCAGGACATGAACCTCACCCGCTACCCCGGCACCGTCGCCGGCACGCTGCTGTGCGTCGGCACGCTGGCGCTCGCGCTCGCTGGCTGCACCCCCGCCGGGACGCCGACCAGCTCCACCCAGGCTGTCGTTGACGTGCTTTGCACCGGAGACGCGCTGGCGCAGCCCGTCGTGGTGCCAGTCGTTGTCGCCGCCGTGCCCGCTACCGGCGCCGCAGGGCCGGCGGTAGCGTCCGCCGCGGCGATCGATGGCGCGCTCGTGCACCCCGCCGTGGTGGCCGCGTGTGCCAAGTACGGCAGCAAGCCGGCGTCGGTCGTGGCGGCCATCCCGCCGGCCGCGACAGTGGCCGCGCCGGTTGCTGTGTCGGTGGCACCGTGACGCTCAGCAGCGAGTTCCGCCCCACGATCTGCATCGACTTCGACGGTGTGATCCATAGCTATGAGCGGGGATGGCAGAACGGCGTGATCTACGGAACGGTCGTTCCCGGCTTCTTCCGGTGGGCCATCGCAGCCTGCGAACGCTACGATCTCGTGGTGTATTCAAGCCGCAGCAAGTCGCCAGATGGCGGCACAGCGATGCGGGAATGGCTCGGCGCGCGGTCGATCGATGCCATCCAGTCCGGCGAAGTTCCACGCGACTACGATTGGGGCAACCTGTTCGGGCGGCTCCAGTTCGCGCACGAGAAGCCGGCCGCTTGGCTGACGATCGACGATCGCGCCATCTGCTTCCGGGGCGACTGGACGGCGCCAGAACTCACGCCGGACGCCATCCGCGCGTTCAAGCCGTGGAATGCCAAGCCATGACCCCCCAGCAGCTCGCCGAACTCCGCGGCGACGAAGGCACGGAGTTGCGGGTCTACGATGACGCGACCGGCGAGCCGATCGTCCCCGGTTCCGTGGTCAAGGGCCATCCGACGATCGGCACCGGACGCTGCCTGGACACGAACGGAATCAGCGACACCGAGGCCGAATACCTGCTGTCGATCGACGTGGCGCGCTGCGAAATGGCGCTCGGCAAGCTGGGCTGGTGGCTGGCGCTCGATCCGGTGCGCAAGGGCGTGTGCGTCAACCTCGCATTCAACATGGGCGTGGCGGGGCTGCTCACGTTCCGGCTGATGATCCGGGAGTTGGACGCGAAGGACTGGGACCGCGCCGTGGCCGAGCTGCTGGACTCGCGCTGGGCCGAGCAGGTGCAGCCGAGCCGGCGCGATCGGCTGGTGGCGCAGTTGCGAACTGGCGAGATCGGCGGGGCGGCGGTGGCCTAGTCGCCAAGCGCCCGCTTCACGCAGGTCGGGCAAGTCGCGACTGCGGCGTCTTCCACCCCAACCCAAAAGTGCCCACCCGGCCAAAACATCGGGACATCCGTTCTGAACCGGCAGAGCGGCAGGCCGCGGTCCAAGATATGGACGGTATCGCCTGGCAGCAGTTCCTTGAACTCCGGCATCCCCACCTCCCGCTTGCCCGCCGCGCCCCGCGCGCCCACCTTGCGGGGATGCCCGGACGGTCGTCACCATACCCAACGGCCAAATATGACCGCATCGTCGAGATGCTCGCCGATTTCTACACGCCGGACGAGATCATGGAGTGGCTCGCCGCGCCGCATCCGCAGTTGGGCGGCCGATCGGCGCTCGGGATGATGGCGGACGATCGCGCCGATGAGGTGATCGCGGTGATCGAACGCCTTCGCGACTGCGTGTACATCTGATGTTCGTCGTCTCCGAGACCGAGGCCGCATCCATCCGCGCCGCGTTCGCGCACGGGGAGCTCGCCGGCGGTGTCGAGGTGCGGCGGCTGTTCCCCGGCATCACGGACCACGACCAGGCGCGCGAGTGCGCCCGGACGATCGCGGGGTGGCAGCCGCTGCCGGAGCGGGTGCGGAAGGTGCGGCCGAGGCGACGGGTGACGGGTTAGGGCGGACGGTAGGCGCCGTGCGCAGTCGCTTGGCTATTCCGCTCAACACCATCACGGTCGGCAGTTCGGAACCAGAGACGATCTGCCCATTGTCGGTAGCATGAAGAAGCCAGAGCAGGGATCGTTGCTCCGCCGAGGTTAGCGTCAGCCGGCGAACTCCCATCGCCCCCTCCCTTGCCCATAACGCGCGCCCGGCGCATTAGGACCGCGACCGCCGGCTGACGTGCACCTTAGTATCGGGGCCAAAGCCCGCCGACATGAGATCCGCCATATGCGCCTCGGTCTCGCCTGAAAATATCATCACGTCGAACGGCAACCCGAGTTCCTTGCCGTCGATCTTGATGAAGGTGTCGAGCGGTTCGGCGCGGAAGCGGTCGAGATTGCCGAAGCTCAGGCCGATAAACAGGGTGTCATTCCCGGTTGGTCCCTTGCCGGTAGCTTTGATCATCGCCCCCTCCCTTGCCCACATCGCGCGCCCGGCGCATGGTGTGCGTCTCGCAGAATAAGAGCCGGGCTCTCCCCTGGCTCCTCCCCACACTCAGCCGCCGCTCCCTGGTCCGACAGCCAGGGCGGCGGCTTTTTCGCGTCCGGGGTGCGGCGAACAGCAGCCGAACCGTTGCCAGACTATTGCCGGCAGTTGCTTCGCAAGCTGCTGATTTTGGCCGCTGTCGTATCTGGCACCGGGAGGTCGAAATCAAATCAATCCAACGCATTAGACGCTCGGTTTCCGGCGGTTGACAGTCGCATTTTCCAGCCTGGTGATCGCGGCCCGGGCAAGCCTCTCCTGCCGCGCGCTGGCCGTGTAAAGCGCGACCATCGCCAGCGTCTTGTGCCCAGTCACCGCTGCTATTTCGTGAGCACTGCATCCGGCCTCTGCCAGCGCCGTGGCCGCCAGCTTGCGCAGTCCGTGCATGTTGAGCCGATCCGGCATGCCGAGCACGTCCAGGCCACGCGCCAGCACGTTTGACAGGTGCGTCGGCTGCCAAGGCACGCCCTGCGCCGTAGTCAGGATCAGCACTGATGTTGCCGATCGCTTCCACTCGTCCAACTCGACCTTTAGCGCGCTGTGCACCGGCAGCACCAAGTCGGAGCCCGTTTTCTCCTGCCGCAGCCTGATGGTGTAGCCGTCATATGCTGACCATGGCATGCGGATCAGATCGCCGCGGCGTTGCCCGGTGTAGCGAGCAAGGATCACCGCCCGGCGCAGATGTTCCGGCAGTCTCGCGGCGGCTTCGTCGGCTTGTTCCTCGGACCATGCCGGCCAGTGTCCGCCGGGAATGCCACGGATACGATCGGCCGGTGAGTACTCAATCAAGCCGCGGTCGCGCGCCCAACTAAAGATACTGGCGGCGAGTTGCGCGAAGGCGTTTGCTGCAGCCGGTCCTTTCGATGATGCGATTGCGTCGCGCAACTCCATGATGTGCGCGCGTCGGATATCGCGCGTCTGTAGGTGATGAAGTTTCTCCAGCGGCCGGATGTAGTGAAGTTGTTTGGCCTGGGTGCGCGGCTTCTTCGCTGACCACTCGGGGCTGCGGCGATATGCGATCGTCAGCGCGCCAAGAGTGCCCGGCGGGTATCGACCTTTGCCCGGCTTCGCGTTCGCGAGCGCGCGCTCGAACGACGGATCATCGGGCGACGGCAGCCGCGCACCGGTGGCGCGGTGGTAGTAGTAGACCGCGATCGTGCCATCAGCGAGGCGCTTGCGGACGGCGCGGACGCCCTTCGGTAGCGATTTCATGTGCGAGTGCCTGGACAGCGGAATCTGCGTCGGTCGATGCTGTGCCGCCGCCAAACATGGCGTCAAGCTGCAACCGGTCGTACCGCGGCTTGCGCGGGCCGAGGTGCCAGGATGGCGACGGCAGCTTGCCGGCACGGAGCAAGCGGGGAAGTTCATCCACGCGCACGCTGATATACGCGGCTGCGGCCTCTGCATCGAGCCAGCGCGCGTCAGTCACCGCTACAGTCCCAGCGTTCCGCCAGCGCTGCGACGCGCATGCACTGCGTCACGTCGCCACCACCACCACCGACACCGCGACACGCACAACCTCCGGCACTCGCCACCCATGCGGTTCGGCCTGGAGGTCCGGCCGCCCCGCGATATAGCCCCATCTCTCGCGGACATATGCCCTGGCGGCGGCCCGCGTTTCAAACAGCAGCGTGCGCGTAGGATGATCGGCGGCGCCAAGAAGGTGGCGCGTTGACCCGTCTAGGCGGTTGTCGCTCCGCCACAACACGCCCCAAAGCGTCACGTCCCCACCACCCGGAGTCCCGCCCGCGCCAGGTCGGCCGCGAGGACGTGGCACGCCTCAATGTCCTCGTACGCCTCCAGCAGCCTGTACCGCGCGAGCATGCCATTGAGCGACGCGGCCTCCGACGCCTGCATGGCGCTGGTTGCGCGGGAGCACGTCCGGGCGATGTCCAGCCGCGCCACGGCGACGGCGAGGATGTCCACCGGGGGAGTCATTGGTGCCATACCACGTACGTCCACGTGGCGATGAACGCCGCCCCGCCACCGATGGCGAGGCCGAGCAGGAACGCGACGGGCGCGGTCATGCCGTTACCTTTGCGCGCTTCAGGCCGGGCGTGTTCTCGTGCGGTTGCAGCACCGTCAGCAGCGCCTCGAAACGGCTGGCATTGCGCGCATAGAAGGCGTTCCGAAGATCGTCCGCGAGACCGGAGGGCGTCCACACTTCGACTTCGCCAACGGTCGCCTTCGCATCGCCATCACGCTTTTGTCGCCGCGCGATTTCCTCTCGCAGCACTTCCAGCGGCACCTCATCGAGATAGTCCTCGATTTCGACGTCGGCTTCGACTGTCACCATCTCAATGCCCCTTCGCGTCTGCGTGCCGCCCCAGCGCGAACGCCGAGATGAACCGCCGCGTGCACACCGCGCAGACGTGCGGCTTCGATGCGCCGTGCGGCTGACGCGGCTGCGGCGGCGGGCGAGGCGGCAGCGTCAGGCGCGTGGGGAACCGGCGCGGCGGTGGCGCGGTGTCGGGCGGGGGCATCACGCTGATCCTTTCGGACGGCCGACGCGCAACTCCAGCTCGGCGCGATACGACTCCAGTTCCTGATGGATCAGGTCCACCCGGCGCAGGTCAGCCTCGGTTTCCATCGCGCCGGGCTCCAGGATGGTCATGATCGACGCGAACAGGTGCTGCGCGCCGGCCATGAACGCCATGCGCATCTCGTCCAGTTGGATCGCTGGCGCGTTCAGCGCGATGCCGTTCAGGCGCAGCGACACCCATCCCGCCTCGATCAGCTTGCCGTCGTCTGCCAGCCGCTTCGATAGCTGCTCAAGGTACTGACGATCCGCCATCTACGCCACCTCCGCTTCCGCGATCTGTTCCAGCAAATCCGCGACTGCCTCGGCCTCGGTCGCACCGCGCCCGATCGGACACGGTGGATGCGTGTCAGGCGCGCCGTCGTATGTGTCGTCATCCACGGCCGACCAATCGAACGAGCGATCAGGGATCGGCGGGTGATCGTAATTCGTTACGATGTTCATGCCCCGGCACTCCCAGGCCGACGCGGGTACCAAGCGTATGAGATATCTGGCCGATTCAGGCGAGCTTTGAGCGCCTTGAAGGCTGCCCAGCACGCCCTGACTTCGGCCTCGTGGCGGGGCTCTCCATGGCGAGCCGCGACAACCACAAACTCGGCTTCGCCATCTTGTAGGTTCTCGCCCAGCAGCGCGCAGCCGGCGTTTCCGTCCACGGAGAGGATTGCCCGGTCCATCACGCCGCCTCCTCGACCGGCTCCGCCACCACCGGGGCGAAGATGCTCGGCGCGGGCGGCTCCATCGCCACCACGTTTGCTGCCGGCTCGGCTGCACGGGCCTTCCGTGCACGCGGCTTGCGGGACAGCGTGGCGATCAGGTCGGCCAGCTCGGCGCGGCTGGCGGTGGCTACGTCGATGGCGGCCTTGTGGCGCGCGATGTCGGCGTCGAGTTTGTGCACGCGTTCGGTGATGATCTCGATCGCGGCGTCGTTGGTGGTGGTGGTGTCGGACATGGCTATGCGGCCTCCTTGACCGCGCGTTCGGTGAAAAATCCGCTGGCCCGCGCCTTCGCCAGCATTTCGTCCCGCATATCGAGGAACTCGCGCAGCGCTGCGGACATCTTTGCGATGTAGGAGTCGTCGCGCTGCGTGCGGATGATGACGGGCGGGAGGTCAGGGTGAAAACAGTAGAGATCGACCCAGGCCAATTCAGCGATGGCGAGCTGCGCCTGCACCTGCGGCCGATAGGTATCGGGCACGCCGTCAAGCACGTAGCCCATGTGCGTCCCTGGATTGCAGCACTTCACCTCGAGTCCGCCGCGCGTTCCGACAATCAGGCGATCGGGTGAGCAGCCGAGCAATCCGTCATCGGTGGTAATAAAGCCAACCGGCTTCGTCACGGCGTCGGTGGTGAATTCGTATTGCTCGGCCGCGATAGGCTCGAGCAATCGGCCGCGCGCAACCCATTCCATGTTTTCGATGTTCGCCCCGCACGGCACGCCGAGCAGGATTTCCGCGACAAGCTGGTGTGCGTAGCCGCGCGACTGCTTGCTGAGTTCACCGCGCGCTGGTGTCACAATCTTGTGGAACTCGCTCGCTGTAGGAATTCCGAGGCGCGCGGTCTGCCACGCTTCACTACCCTGGACGCAATCGATGATCTTCACGCCGCTTCTCCCATTGGTGTCGTTCGCTGCTGCTGCACTTTCCGGCGCGAGATCAGATCGGCCAGGACGGACGCAAACCGCTCCACCGGCAGTTCATCGATCGTCGCAATGCCGAGCTTCTTCACGGCGATGACCCGCGCCTCTTCGATCCGCGTCTCGGCCATCAGCGCGCGCAACTCCGCTGCTTGCTTCCGGCTGATGATTTCCCCCGTGTCGGGCGGGCGCTGGCGGTTGCCGTCGCGATCTTCGTTCGTCAGCACGATGTTGAACGCCATGCAGAGCAGCCCGCGGCGTAGGTATGTCACCGTGGACATCACGCCCTGAACTTCCGTCTTGTTGGCGTTGCCCTTCAGCCCGGAAACATCGGGCGGCGCGGGCAATCGGTACAGCTTGGAATGCCCCGACGTGTGCGTGACCTCGCACACCTGCCAGGGTGCGCCGTCGATCGTCTCGCTGTTGTACTCCACGCTGAAACCATTGGCCGTGTAGGTCGGCCGGATCGCCGCGTCGATCACGTCGAGCGGGGCGTATTTGCTGTTGGTCGCGCTGTTGAGCATGGTCCGCAGGATCGGCGCGGTCGCGGACTGGACGGCGTTCATCGCCTGGATGAATGCCAGCTTGCGCGCGTCCAGCACGATCTCGGATTTCAGCCGCAGCAGAACCTCGAACTTGCCCACGTCGATGCTGGGGTTGGTGGTCGCCTCCATGATGAAGGCGAGCAGCGTATCGCCGACCGGGCCGGAGATCGGCACCATGGCGCCGTTGCGCTTGGCGGGGCGCGTTGCGACTTCGGACATCACGCCGCCTCCGCCATCTCGACCGCGACAACCGGCGCGGGCTCGACAGCGACCGGGCCGACCGATGCGCGCAACAGCTCGCCGCGCACGAAGCGCATCAGGCCGGTGGCCTCGGGGATTTCGGTCGGGCTGCGGACTGCGGCGGGAACGGCGAGCAGCATGCGGATTGCGTCGTCGCACGCATTGATCAGGCCGAGCATTTCCCAGGCTGCGAACGTCCGCATCACACCCGCTCCGGATCGGCATCGGCCACGTCGTATTCCGCCAGTTCCGCGAGATCGGCGATCAGCCCGGCGCGGCGCGTCAGATCGGCGTAGCTGACGGAGATCATGCTCGGCATGGCGCGGAACTGCGCCAGCAGCTCCTCCAGCGTGAGGATCTGCCGGAACACGGCAAGCTGCGCGCCCTGGTCGGTGTTTGGGATGGGCGAGGCGAACATCGGCTGGGCACTCCGGTCGCGGCGGGATGCGGCGACTGGGGGGAGTGTA